TCTTCGACAGGATTAGATTGCTGGCCAGAAAACTGAGCCTGAATTGCTTCAAGTTCTTCCTGACTCGCGCCATTCCTTTTAGCTTTTTTAAGAGCGGCTTTTAACTTAATAGCCGGAGGAAGAACTTCAGTAAGACGTTCTGCAAATTCCTCTGCGCCAACCCAATCCATAGCTTTTGCATAAAGATCGCCAATAAGCGGAGCCGCAGCAGGATAATACTGAATAAATTCTTGCATCGATTGACGAGCCTCACTTCGCTGCGTAGTGAAGCTTGGACCAGTAGTAACAACTACGTCAAAAGTACCGACAGACAGGTCGTTAATAATACCTGCGGATGACTGCACATTAACAGCGTCAAACTCAAATTCACCGTCATCTAAACCAAGACGAATAATTCGCTCGGTATCAAGAATAGTTGGAGCTATGTCTAAAAGAACTCTACCAACATGCTCAATAGAGCGAGAAAGATTATCAATAAAAGCAAAGGTTCCGGTGTCACCTTCCTGTTTCCTTTCTCTAATAGCAGCTCCAGATCGCTCATTACTCTGCATACCAAGCGAAGCTTTCTGCAATCCAATCACGTCTCGCATTTCCTGGTCAGTTGTAGCAATCTTTTGTGTCAACGCAGATGATAGTTGCGGCGGTGCTTCTCGTTTAGGGCCACTAGGAAAGTTCCTATCTGGATCAAACAACAAGTAAAATCTATTCTTTTTACCAGCTTCATCCCACATAGTTTGATGATTCTGTATCATCTCTGGAGTAACAAAATACGGATTTCTTGGCTGTAATGCTACTACCTCAGTATCTATACTTGACCAGTAGTTATACATACGCTGCACATCTTTAGCATTTCTAATCAGACCGCGCACGTACCTTTTACCACCAACATTAAATTCTTTACCCCAGATAGGAATTATTGGAATGTATTTCTTTCCTGGCCATTCCTTATAATCAAGTACGCTATCACCAGATAACAAGTACCACATAATTTTATAAGATTTAACATCTCTCTTTTTTACATATGTCTGACCTTCTTCAAGCTTTTTTACTATAGTTCCATCACTAAGCTGATAGATAGTTGTGTACATCGGTTCTTTAACAAAGTACTCAGCCAGCCTAACAGTATCTTTTGAGTACTCTACGAACATAGAGTCAGATGCGAAATCAACAGGCTGTTCTTTATACTTTTCTTCGAATTCCTCTTTGCTCATATCATTAGATACTACAAAACAGTACATAGCATCAGAGCAATCATATTCGCTGCATGGCCCCCAATACACTGCCAGCGCGTTATCGATTTTCTTTATATAAGCCTCTTGATCCGTTGTCATATCAGATACGTAATCAGTAATAACACGTACTGCTCCGTAACCACAAGCAACAGCGTGTTCAAATCCATGATCGATTGCTATATCCGATTTTGAAATCGACTGCACATGACGCATCCATCCACCTAGGATGCGTGCAGTATTTATATCATCATTAGAATCAACAGGAATAACCTTAATAGAAGGTCTATTCTGACGTTGATCGCCAACAACTTGATCGATAAAAACAGGTAGTTTATTTATGACAAGACACGGTTGATTAGCAAGTTCTCTGTCTTTTCTAATTTGTTCTGGCCATTGTGATCTTTCATTAGCTATAAACTCCATGTCTTCATATGCCGCTATTCTATTGTGTCTATCATAATCAGACGCAATACGAAAACGATCTTTAGCTTCTCTAAGAATCTTAGCTTTTTTCTCTGTTGATAATGACATTTAGGCCATCCATCCTTGAGATGAATAGAATTCATCTCTAAACTGCTGCACTTTATCTTGTTGAAACATACCAGGCTTTTTAAATACTCTGGTAGACTTACGCGCAAAATACTCGGTTAAGCAAAGTGCGTCGGCAATATTTGGACTTGCAACGCCCCTTGCTTTCATATCTTTCTTAGATTCGATTTTAAATCCGCCATCTTTATTAAATGAATAGCGAACAGAAGAAAGTTCATTTGCAAGCTTCTCTCCATACGACTCTTGTTCGCCGGCGGCTTTTATATCTGGAAACGAGTACAACCCAAGCAAACAATTATCTCTTACCTTGCACCACAACTCATCTCTAAGTCTGTCAAATTTTTCTTTGTTGCTTGATGCCCAAGCTACATTTACCATATGCAAGTTTGGTACACCGTGCTTTTGTAACCAGTCAGCAACGCCGGCGCCGACTCCGATAACATCTATTGCACAGCCGGCGGCGTCTAATTCCTGATACGTATGATTAATAAAGCCACCAAGATCAATTGTATTAAGTTTATTAAACGTTTCCCAAGGATCAATACGCAAACCCTGACGCGGCAAAATTATAGATGAATCATCTCCATACCTAGCTACATCAACACCAAGATACAATGGTTCGTCTTCAGCAACTACAATTTCCTTACCAATGCATTGCTGCGCAGCCCAAAGCGGTATAAGAGTCGTATCATCTTGTAAAGGAGGATCTCCAACAACGCGAACTAAGAATATACTAGAATCAACGCCGTACTTTCTCGCCATGTAATCAATATACGAACTGTCTACATTAGAGGATTTTCTAGAATCCCAATGCAGTCTGCACCAATCCTTAGAAATGTTTACATGAAAATGTGTGTCATAGAAGTAGCCAGAATTTTTTGTCATATTTCCAATAAGTATTACCTTATTGTCTGGCTGAGTCATTGTGCCTTCAAGAGGAATAAAAGTAGGGTCAGGAATACCGGAGCTTTCATCCGCCACGATTAAAAGGTGGTCAGCATGAAGGCCAGCGAGTGTTTCAGCTTGTTCGTCCTTAGTGGCCTTAACGGACGGAGAGATAAAGCGAATCCACCATTCCTTAGTTGCGTCGCGGTGTTGTATCGCATCCTTACGTACGACGAATTCCTCTGCTACTACGGACTGTCTAAGCCATTTAGCAATTTCAGCCATAAGCACATCTCGCAACTGTCGATTTGTCGGCGCGGTACAGACTACTTTTGCAAATGGTCTTGTTACCATGAACCAGAGGATTACCCACGAAACAGCACTCGATTTACCTGTACCATGTCCGCTGCGTATTGTAATCCGCTTGTTCTTAGTAACACTAACCAGAAGCTCAATTTGTTGCTCAGTCGGGGTGACTTTAATACATTCCTTCACAAATTGAAGGCAGCTACCTCTCCACTCCTTTAATTTATTCAAGACTGATTTGTTCAAATTTACTTCTTGCATTTAATTACCTGCTCGAACTTTACCATCCGCTGTCTAGTTTTAGCTATGAAGAGCATGTGCTGAATCCGAAACTCAAACTCAATTCCAAGTGCGTCAGCTACTACACGCTCGTTGATTAAGCCTTTATGCTTCAGGAACCAAACCCAAAGTACAAGCCGTAGTTCGTTCGAGAGCTTCTTTCCCAACACTACAGCTGCGATTGTATTAACTACTGTTATCTTCGTGTGACAACTAGGGCAGAGTCTAACTACCAATTCTGGCTTATATGTCACATGATGTCTGATTGTCCTCTTTCTATTTCTACACTTTATACAAGTTGGTAAATTTGTTTTTGGCTTGGGACTCATGGGGGGCTCTATTTCCCGACACAGGCATGGTAATACAGACCAGCCGCGCCGTGGGTTCTTAATACAAGGCGGACTTGTGGGTGTGTCGGTCTCGGGTTGTTAGCCCCCCAGAAAACAGTGCCCGAAATGATTTCCACAAGCCCACCTATTTAAGAAGATTCAATTATTGAACGTTTAACTTAAAATCCCTGTTCGTCCAGTTCGGACAACGACGGTTCCTCATTTGGGTTGTCTGTAAATTCTGCTTCTTCATAACCCACAATTGGTGCGCCAGATGCTAACGCAGCTTCTTGTTTTTCCAGATGAATCAAATAAGATACAAGCCCTTTGATTTCACTCGGCTTACCTTCAACCACCAGCTCATTAGCTTTCAATATCTTATACGACATAATAAGATCACGAAGCGGAGCTTCTTCAATTTTTTCTGGTGTTATAGCTTCAAGCACCCTAGCTTGAAGTTCTGTAAGTTGCAGACTTTGAATTGCGCGGTACTGCAGTAAAAGTCCTTGTTTCTTCTGTAAGTCCGCAATTCTATTACTCAAGGTTTGATTGCTTATACCTAATTCTATAGCCGTATCTTTAATACTAACCCCGCGTGTAAGTAAATCAATCGCAGCCTCCATGTCAACATCTAACTTAGGCCTGGACATCCGAAGTGTCCTTACCAGCGGTATTGTTTGTACAGATATTAAAGTCTGCTAAATACACACAGGAATCAAGACTAGTTAAATGATGCAAAGAGCACTTCTCAAACTTTCCACTTTCAGCAACACCGCAGAATGTGGCTAGCCTAAGCCTACGCTGGTCGGAAGTACGGAATACTTCCTCTACTAAAGAGGATACTACCGGCTCGAGCGCTTTCTCTAACGACTCCCTATCTTCCTTCGTCACCTTTACTAGAGACTCCTGTATTTATTTTGTCCTACGGTAGCACATTATTTCAAAGAAGTCAAGAACTTTTTAATAGTATATGAAAATATTTTTTGTCTATATGTGACTAAGTAGATGGTTCTGAAAATTTACCTTGAGTGGAAAATTGGGGCTTTTTTATTCTAATTGTCGCGCGGATCGGCCCAGTACTCCCCCCCCCCATCTTCGCCTGTCAATTATATGACGCAGCGTTCAATATTTGACACCTACAAAAATTGAGGATTGAATTTGTGTAGCTTTTCGTCCGGACTGACCAGCAGTCAGGCATGGTCGTTGCAGGGTAGCACAATGGCA